GCCGACGTGACATCCCGCAAAGACTGGGCAGACACCTTTGCCAAGGGGTTGGAGGTGCTTGGGTTCAAGTATGAGGAGCGAACCCAGCCTTGGGATGGGGCGTGTGGAGTGTACTCTACCGTGCTGTCAGAAGCTGCCATTCGGTTCCAAGCCGAGACCATGAGTGAGACATTCCCTGCAGCGGGACCTGTAAGAACTAAACTGCTAGGAGAAGAGACAAAAGAAAAAGACGAAGCCGCAGCACGTGTCAAAGCAGACATGAACTATGAGCTTACTGAGAACATGGTCGAGTATAGACCAGAGCACGAAAGATTGCTTTATAGTTTAGGTCTAGCAGGATCGTCATTTAAAAAAGTTTACTATGATCCTAACTTAGGTAGACAGGTTGCCCTGTATATACCTGCCGAGGACGTGGTAGTACCTTATGGCGCCTCGCACATAGAGACAGCAGAACGTGTTACTCACGTAATGCGTAAAACTAAGAACGAATTAAAAAAATTACAGGCAAATAAGTTTTATAGAGATATAGACTTGGGAGAGCCACAGGCGTTTCATACAGATATAGAAGAACGCAAAGCTGAAGAAGGTGGGTACTCTCTTACCGATGATGACAGGTATAGTATATATGAAGTACATGCTGATCTTGTTATTGAAGGTATTGATGATTCGGACGAAGAGATTGCAAAACCATACGTCGTCAGTATTGAGCGAGGCTCTAACGAAGTATTATCTATCCGTAGGAACTGGAACCCTGATGACGAGCTTAAATTAAAAAGACAGCACTTTGTACATTACGTGTACGTCCCAGGATTTGGTTTTTATGGGTTAGGTCTTATCCACATCATAGGTGGATACGCCCGTGCGGGTACATCCTTAATACGTCAGCTTGTAGATGCAGGTACATTATCCAATCTCCCTGGAGGACTTAAATCTCGTGGGCTGCGTATTAAGGGTGATGATACACCTATAGAACCTGGAGAATTTAAAGATGTTGACGTGCCATCAGGCAGTATACGTGATAACATCATGCCACTCCCATATAAAGAACCTAGTCAAACATTACTAGCTTTGCTTAATCAGATTACCACAGAAGGCCGAAGACTAGGCGCAATTAGCGATATGAACATATCAGATATGTCAGCTAATGCCCCAGTTGGCACGACGCTGGCACTCCTTGAGCGGACTCTAAAGCCTATGGCTGCAGTACAAGCTCGCGTTCATTATGCTATGAAACAAGAGTTTAAACTCCTCAAGACTCTCCTAGCAGAATACGCGCCAGCCGAGTATTCATATCAACCTCTACGAGGTGAGGTTGGTGCTAGACAAGCTGATTATATGTTAGTGGAAGTTATACCTGTCAGCGATCCTAACAGTTCGACTATGGCACAAAGAGTTGTGCAGTATCAGGCTGTATTACAGATGGCATCTCAAGCACCACAAATATATGATCTGCCGATATTACATAGACAAATGATAGAAGTGTTAGGGGTTAAGAACGCCGATAAGCTTGTTCCTACAAAAGAAGACATGAAGCCTGCAGATCCAGTGAGTGAAAACATGAACGCATTAATTGGTAAGCCTATGCAAGCATTTATATATCAAGATCACGATGCACACATACAAACACACACGGCATTTATGCAAGATCCAGCAGTCGCACAAATGATAGGGCAAAACCCACAAGCGCAAAAGATAATGGCCTCGTTGCAGGCACATATAGCCGAGCATTTAGGATTCAACTACCGCAAGCAAATAGAAGAGCGTTTAGGTGTGCCATTACCTGCACCAAACTCAGAACTACCAGAAGAGGTTGAAATAGATTTAGCCAGACTAGTAGCTGAAGCAGGTAAGCAATTAACCGATGCTCATAAACAGCAAGCTGCTCAACAACAAGCACAGCAGAAAGCACAAGATCCTGTAATACAGATGCAGCAACAAGAACTTCAGATTAAAGCACAGGAAGTACAACGTAAAACGCAGAAAGATGCAGCAGACGCACAGTTAAAACAAGCAGAGTTACAACGTAAAGCTAGAAAAGACTCTGATGATTTAGCAGTTAAGAAAGCAGAACTAACCCTCGACAAAGACGAGCTTGAAATGACAGCTAGAAAAGAGGGAGTAAAGTTACAAGACGATAGAAGAGATAAAGAAGACAAGAAGAATATAGAAATACTTAAAACTATGAAATAAAGGACAATCATGGCTAAAACCGTCTTTGACGTGCTCATACAACAAATAGAAGAACAGAAGTTATCTTCAACACAATTCCTTACATCGGGAGGTCCCAAAGACTTTGCCCAGTATAAGGAAGTCACTGGCTTGATACGGGGTCTCGAGGTCAGTAAGCAATTAATAGAAGACCTCTCGCGCAACCAAATGGAAGAAGATAATGACTGAACCAGCAATAGATCAGCCAGTGCTAACTGATAATGAAATAGATGCACAACTCCCTAAACCTGTAGGATATCGTGTTTTAGTAGCTCTACCACAACAAAAAGATACGTATGAAGGTAGCAATATACTAAAAACAGATACAGCTAAAAGACTCGATCACATAATGTCTATAATGGGGTTAGTTATGGATATGGGTGAACAAGCATATGCGGATAAAGAAAGATTTCCGACAGGGGCTTGGTGTAAGCAGGGGGACTACGTTATGTTCCGTGCTAACACAGGTACAAGATTTATGGTCAATGGATTAGAATATCGTTTAATGAATGATGATTCTATAGAAGCTGTTATAGCTGATCCCGTTGGCATTAAAAGAGCAATGTAGGGAGTAGAAAATGGCATTTGAAAAAGTAGAGTATAAATTTCCTGATGAAGAGGAAGAGAAAAAAATAGAGGTAGAGTCTTCTAGTGCAGTAGAGATAGATATATCTGGAAAGGCAACCAAAGATGAATATGCAAAAACTAAAGATAAAGTTAAAGTGTCAAAGGATAATGATGCAAATGACCTTGACATTGAAGTGGTTGACGATACACCGAAAGCTGACAGAGGTCGCAAAGCCTCTGACCCTCCGTCTGACGTCACTGATGAGGAGCTTGAAGAATATTCTGACAAGGTCAAAAACAGAATCAAGCACTTTAGCAAAGGCTACCACGACGAAAGGCGGGCGAAAGAAACGGCCTTACGTGAAGCGCAAGAGCTCGAAAAGTTAACAAAACAACTTGTCGAAGAAAATAAACAATTAAAAAACACTACTGTTAAGAATCAAACAGCTATGCTAGATCAGGCTAAGAAATCTGCAGATATAGAGCTTGAGAGAGCCAAGGCAGCATACAAAGTAGCTTATGAAGCTGGTGAAGCAGATGCTGTTGTGGAAGCACAAGAAAGCATAACCGCTGCTAAGATTAAATCAGATAGGTTAAATAATTTCAAACTTCCTACTTTACAGGAGAATGAAACTCCTGTAGAAACAAAAGAAGAGACCACTACAACCCCTGCGCCAGTGGTCGATGCCCGAGCTACAGAATGGGCTAAAGCCAATACGTGGTTCGGAACTGACGACGAGATGACAAGTTATGTTCTTGGGTTGCATAGCAAACTCGTTAAAACACATGGGGAGGCATATCCTCAAACAAATGCCGATGAATACTACGAGACTATTAATGCTCGTATGCGCAAACTGTTCCCAGATAACTTTGAGGATAGTGAAACAGAAGTAGAGACAGAGACTGAAAAGCCGAAGCTAAGTAATGTGGTTGCACCCGCTACGCGGAGCACAGCACCTAAGAAGGTCAGACTAACGCAAACACAAGTAACTCTCGCTAACCGACTTGGAGTCCCGCTTGAATTATACGCCAAAAAGGTTGCAGAAGAAATGGGGAAAAAATAATGGCTGAGAATAGAATTAATCGTGAACAAACTGTACGTGAAACTACCACTCGGAAACAAGCTTGGAGAAGGCCAGAGACATTGCCAACTCCAAAAGAAGATCCAGGGTATACGTATCGTTGGATACGAACAAGTACACAAGGTCAAGTCGATGCCACTAATGTTTCTTCAAAATTACGTGAGGGTTGGGAGGCTGTAAAAGCAACGGATCATCCAGAAATTACTTTGGTAACTATCGAGAACGACAAGTTCAAAGATAACATTGTAATAGGAGGGTTAATGCTGTGTAAGGCTCCAATTGAACTTAAAGAGGAAAGGACTGCATATTTTAAATCGCAGACCGATAATCAGATGAGATCAGTAGACAACAATCTCATGCGAGAAAACGATCCTCGTATGCCTCTCTTTAATGATAGGAAGACGAAGGTTACTTTTGGAAAAGGTAATTAATTTTTAACAGGAGATCTAAGCAATGGCTTATCCAACTATTGATGCCCCTTATGGGCTAGTACCCGTTGGTTTAATTGGTGGTCGTCCTTACACAGGTGCAACTCGACAAATGAAGATAGCTAGCAACTACGGCACAGCTATTGGAAAAGGCGATTTAATAAAGCGTGTGAACGACGGAACTATTGAGCGAGA